TATTTAAAAAAGAAATAAAAAGACATAATTATTTAATTAAAAAACAAATGTTGAAAACAAAATAACAGATATTAACACGATTGTTAATAATGTTATGATACATTAGTATTGCTTGGTCATCACCTTATAGTGATGGCATACTCAAAACAGTACCAAAATAGGGGAAATAAATATAAGGCTATTAAGCAAAAGTTTAATGGCAGAACCTATCATTCTAAAAAAGAAGCTGCTTATGCAGCACAGCTAGAACTAAGAAAACTAGCTGGTGAAATAAAACACATCAAACCACAACATAAACTAGCACTCTATGTAGAGGGTAAACTTATCTGCAATTACTACATAGATTTTAAGGTAACACACTTTGATAACACTATTGAACTTATAGAAGTAAAAGGATTTGAAACTGATCTATGGCGCATGAAATGGAAGCTGACAGAATCTCTATTATATGCTGGAAAGATAGAAGGAGAACATCCAGATGCTACTACTTTAATTCTGGTTAAATGAGTGATGAAGAAGTTTTAGATAAGTTATATAGGTATCATACTTCTTGGATTATTATGGCAGAAAGATTAATGCCAGCTTATTATCCAATGACAGCAGAAGACATAGTTCAAGAAATTTATTTAAAAATTTATCAAGAATTAAGAATCAATAAACTCTCTTTTACGAATATAATAGTAGACGATCATCCCAACTATGCTATTATGTATACTAAAATTAGGAATGAGATAGCAGATATGATGCGTGCAGATAAACCAAGTAACCCAATTAAAACAGATATAACAGATGAAGAAGAAGAAAGCGCAGCAGCCTTTTATGAAAAGATTGATGGAGTTATTGAAAGCTTCCAATGGTTTCATAAAAAACTTTTTAAGCTATATAGTAAAGAGTTTAGATCGATTAGAAAACTTTCTGAAGCTACAAAGATAAGCTACAAGACAGTATTCAAAACAGTCAAAGAATGTAAAGAAGAAATAAAAAAAAAGATCAATGGAAAGTAAAGGATTAGGAGATACTATAGATAAAATTACTACAGCTACAGGAATTAAAAAAGTAGTTAAGTGGATAGCTGGTGAAGATTGCGGATGTGAACAGCGGAGAGAAAAATTAAATAAACTTTTTCCTTATTCAACAAATCAGAAATGCTTGAATGAAGAAGAGTACAATTGGCTGGATAGTTACATGACAGAATACAGATCAGTAATCAGCAGAGATGAACAACACAAGATGCTGGATATATACAACAGAGTATTTCAGGCAAATAAACAACCTTCTTCCTGTGGATCATGCGTCAGAGAATTATACAACACATTAAACAAATTATATAAAGCTTATGAATCAGAAAGTTAGAAAACAACCTCAAGCTAAACTATTGGAATACCTAACTAAACACGAACAGAAACTAAGTAAAATATTTAAAGACAATAAACAACATGGAAAACAATCTACTTAAACAAATATCATTTTTATGTCATATCACACCTAATGATCAAGATTTAGGAGCAAAGATAAGAGCAGCGTACAGTTCAGCAATGGAAGAAATAGAAACACCAGAAAGAACCTGTGATATTGACAATGAAGATTGTATTAGCTGTGGAGCTTGAAACAGGTCAAAGTCATATCAAAAGTATTGAATGGTAAACTTATTAGAAATAGAGCTAAAGTAAAACAAGCTATACAAAACTTTGAAGGAAAAGAAATAGAACTAATAGTGAGAAGAAAAACAAATCATAGAAGCAACCAACAAAACGCATACTACTTTGGAGTTGTGATTCCTATGACTATACAAGCAATAGAAAACGAATGGGGTGAAGTATGGGATATAGACAAAGCACACAGTCTATACAAATCAATGTTTCTGTATGAAGAAAAAGTAAATCCAGAAACAAGTGAAGTTATTAAAGTACCTATTTCAACTACAGAAAACACCACTACTAAACAGGAAGTATTTCACACACAATGTAGAAACTTTCTAAAGGAGTGGTTTAACATAGAAGTGCCACTTCCAAACGAAGAAATAGTTTTTGAATAAACAATAAACAATCAAAGAAATGCCAAGAGGTGGAACAAGAAAAGGAGCTGGAAGACCTACAAAAGCAGATGAAGATAAGCTAATAGAAAGGTTAGATAATATCATAGACAAAGATATGGTTATTCACAAGCTCAACGAGTTAATACAAAAAGGTGATCTAAGAGCCATTACAATTTATTTAGATAGAAGATTTGGTAAACCTAAAGAAACTAAAGATGTTACTGTAAACAGAGATTTGCCATTGTTTATTGATTAATGAAACCTGAAAGAACTACAGCAGTAAATAGACTAAGAGAACTAAAACAAAGAACTAAGATTGTAAGAGGTGGATCAAGTGCTGGAAAGACAATAGCAATTTTATGTATTCTAATAGACTATGCTTTAAGACACGAGAACAAAGAAATAAGTATTGTTAGTGAATCTATTCCACATTTGCGTAGAGGTGCTTTAAAAGACTTCTTAGGCATTATGAAAGGGTTAAGAAGGTACAGGGAAAAAGAATTTAATAGAAGTACTTTAAAATACGAATTTTGGACAGGATCATATATAGAGTTCTTTTCAACAGATCAGCCAGATAAACTAAGAGGAGCAAGAAGAACTGATCTATACATTAATGAATGTAACAATGTACCATTTAGCAGCTATCAAGAATTAAGCATAAGGACATCTGAGAATGTTTGGTTAGATTACAATCCAACATCATTATTCTGGGTAGATAAAGAATTAGTAGGACAACCAGATACAGACTTTATCACACTTACTTACAAAGACAATGAATCACTACCAGAATCAATAGTAAAAGAATTAGAGAAAGCTAGGGTAAAAGCAAAGACATCAAGCTACTGGAAGAATTGGTGTAGAGTGTATTTAGATGGGCAAATAGGAACACTAGAAGGTGCTTGCATACCAGACTGGAAAGAGATAGACATAATACCAGAAGAAGCAAGATTATTAGGTCATGGAATGGACTTTGGCTATAGTGTAGACAGTACATCTATTGTAGCACTATACAAATACAATGACAGCTACATCTTTGATGAAGTACTATACAAAACAGGAATGTTAAATAGAGATATATCCAGCTTTATTAAAAACAATCATATAGAGGGTTACATCTATGCAGATTCAGCAGAACCTAAATCAATAGCAGAAATAAGATTAAGTGGAGTAGACATATTTCCAGTAACTAAGGGAAGAGATTCTATTGTCTATGGCATAAATCTAATTAATCAGAATGAAGTATTTGTAACACATAGAAGTAAAAACTTAAAGAAAGAATTAGAAGGTTATATCTGGATGAAAGATAAACAGGGCAATAGTTTACAGAAGCCAAATCCAATGACAGGAGATCATGCTATTGATGCTGCTAGATATGTAATGATGATGGTTTTAGAGAATCCAAACAGAGGAACTTACTATTTATATTGAAAACGTGGATATCATTTTAACCTTTTTTACGAATTAATAATATGAAGCTAACATTAAGCATCCCAGAAACACTAAGCGAAGTAACCTTAGATCAATACCAAAGATGGTTGAAAGTCGCAGATGGTAAGGAGTTAGACAATTTCTTACAACAGAAAATGATAGAGATATTCTGTGGCATAACACTCAAACAAGTATTGATGCTAAAAGCAAAAGATATAGAAGCAATAGTAGCTGATATATCTAAGCTTTTTGAAACTAAGAATAGTAAGTTCATTGACAGATTTAGTTACCAGAAAAAACAGTTTGGTTTTATCCCAAAGCTAGATGATATGAGTTTTGGAGAATATGTTGATTTAGATAACTACTTAGCAGATTGGCAACTAATGCACAAAGCAATGGGTGTATTATACAGACCTATCACATTTAAGAAGAAGAATCAATATTTAATAGAAGAATATGAAACTGCTGATAAATATAACATGAAGCAAATAACCTTAGATGTAGTATTTGGATCAATAGTTTTTTTTTGGAATTTAAGGAACGAATTGCAGAAACATATCCTGAATTATTTGGCGAATCAAACGGAAGTTCCGATCTCTCAAGAACTGCAAACTTCTCTCAAAAATGGAGCTGGTATCAATCTATCTATGGACTTGCACAGGGCAACATACTAAACTTTAATAAGGTAACTAAAGAGAAACTACACAAGTGCTTACAACATTTAGCTTTTGAGAAAGACAAATATCAACTTGAACAACATATACTAAAAAGTAAGACCAAATGACTAAAGGTGAAATTTTAGATATAATAATTGATGATGAAAACGATAAAGAACTAGAGTATATTCTATTGGCAGATGGTTTTGAAGAAGCATTTGTAGGAGTTACAGTTACTAGCCCTAAAAAAGTGATTTATGATTATTGGAAGTGTTTGGACTGTATTATAAAAAATGAGAAGATAGATTTTGATGATGCCATAGATTTTTTAGATGAATTTGTTCAAGAAGATTTAGGTAAGAACACACCAATATATATTAAGAAAATATGAAAAGTTTTTATAAAGTAATAGATAGCATACAAACTGTAGTAAGTGCAGAACCATTTAATAATACAGTAACGTTTGGAGATATAAGTGAAATAGATTTAAAGAAGCAAAGCCTGTTTCCTTTAGCTCATGTAATGGTAAATAACATGAATATAGAACAGCAGCACGTTTCATTTAACGTAACACTATTTCTAATGGATTTAGTAGATGTAAGTAAAGAGCCAGATACTACTTTATTTCTAGGCAATGATAATACCCAGGATGTACTAAACACACAAGCAGCTCTAGCTACTAGAGTTATAAGAGTACTACAAAAAAGTAATCTATACAAACAAGACTTTGAGATATTAGGAACTGCTAATTGTGAACCATTCACAGAAAGATTTGATAATGCTTTAGCTGGATGGGCAGTAACCTTTGATGTAAATGCTAAAGATGATATGACCTACTGCTAATGAGTGAGTTTAAACAAGCCATAGAAGCTTATGCTAAGTATGTTGTACAACAAGCTAAAAGCAACCTAACAAAAGAAAAAAAAGGTGGTGGTAAACTATACAACAGTTTAGATTACATCATACAACAAAACAGAGGTGGCTCTGGAAGGTTTGAAACTGGTTATACTGTAGAATTTTTAATGGAAGATTATGGTATTTATCAAGATCAAGGAGTAAAAGGAGATGATCCAAGTAAAGTTTCACCCAATGCAAAAATAAAAGGACAACAAGCTCCAAATTCTAAATTTAAGTTTGGTAGTGGTAAATCAAATAAATCTTTTCAAGATTTTGTTAAATCAATGTCAGCATTTGCACAAAGAAAAAACATAAGATTTAGAGATGATAAAGGAAGATATAAAAAAGGTGGTTATAAGTCTTTAGGATATGTTATAGCAAGTAATATCTACAATAGAGGACTAAGACCAAGTTTATTTTTTACTAAACCATTTGAAGCTGGTGTAAAAAGATTTAGTGATGATATAGCGGTATCATACGGAAATGATGTATTAAAAAAATTAGTTAAACAATGAGTACAATAATAAGAACAAGAAGCCCTTTCTTTATAAGAACGCCACAAGAAACAAGTAGTAGTTTAAGTTACTTTCAAATAACTATTAGCATATTTAGTGGTTTAAGTACGTCTTCGACTCCTTGTGATGATTTGTCAGTTTCTTATCAATTACAAAAAAAACCATTAGGAACAGAAGGTTCTGTAAGTGTAGACATTAGTGAAATAGTAAATGATCAGATAGAACAAATATTTACTGGTACTTATTCAGCATCTTCTGCTAAAGCTTCTGTATGGGTAACAGTAACAACATCAGCAAGACAATCAGATGGCACTATAATAGGATCGGCTACTTCTAACACTTATCTGGCTCAAGAAGGTTTTAATAAATTTAAAGAAGGTGTAAACTATACTACAGAACCTATTGCAATGATTAGCGGTTCTTATATTCAATACGATAGAAACGGAACTGCTACTATTCCTGTAAATGTAGAAAGAGTTGTTTCTGTTCAATGGAGAGATGGAACAAGTGTAAGAGAAACAGATACATTTTCTGATAATGGCAACTCAAACCAAAAAATACAATACGCACAATTTACAAATACAACATTATTAGACAATGCTTTAATAACTTATGATGGTGAAAATACTACATCAATAACATTAGAGCCAATTCAAGAATGTAAATTCCCAGTTCATAAAATAACTTTTGTTAATAGGTGGGGAGCTATGCAAGATTTATTTTTCTTTAAAAAATCCATAGAAAGTTTAGAAGCAAGAAGAGAAAATTTTAATGCAAGTATATTTAAAGCAAGAAACGTTTTTCTATCACCAGGCGAAGGTCCAGAAGACCCTTGTGAAACTAATATAGTCTACAATACTTATTCAACTACAGCACACTCAAATAAAACATTTAACGCCAATGCTACAGAATCTATTCAATTAAACTCAGGCTTTGTTAACGAATTAATGAATCCATATTTTGAAGAATTAATGGTTAGCGAGTTTGTATGGCTAACAGATTCTAGCAATGTAGTTTATCCAGTTAATTTAAAAGAAAGCTCATTCACTTTTAAAACAGGTTTAAATGATAGATTAATAAACTATACTATGAACTTTGAAAAGTCTTTTGATTTAGTAAACAATATTAGATAATGCAGAAGATTATTCTATACATACAACCACAACTAAGAAATACTACTACAGAACAAGATTTTGTAAGGGTTGATTTAATGGAAGAGGGCATTATAGAATTAACTCAAGTTATTCAAGATATAAAAGACATTGAAAAGGTATTTACTGATTATTCAAGAACATTTAATCTGCCAGCAAGTAAAACAAATAACAAAATTTTTAAACATTGGTATAATCCAGACATTGATGGTTTTGATAATCAAATTATTAGTAATGCAAGAATAGAATTAAATCACCTACATTTTAAATTTGGGAAAATAAAACTGGAACAGGTTGTCATGAAAAATCAAGTTGCTTCCATGTATAAAGTAACATTTTTTGGAAATACCTTAACACTAACAGATTTAATTGGCGAAGACAAACTCGAGAATTTAAATTGGCTCAACAACTTTAATTTTACAACATCTAACTCAGTAGTCAAATTTGGTTTAGAAAATGGATTAATACAAACTGTAGGTAGTGTTACTTATGTAGACACAATTATTTATCCATTAATAGCACATTCACAGAGTTTTATTTATGATGATAGTACTACTATTATTAACAATCAAGACAATGGTTTAAATATAGCTGCAGTAGGTTCTAATTTAGATAAAAGAGGCGTGTTTCCAGATGATTTAAAACCAGCAATAAGAGTTACTGAAATTTTTGAAGCTATAGAACAAAAATATAATATCCAATTTAAAACTTTTTATGATGATGGTTTTTATGATACAGCATTAAATAATTTATATATATGGCTACATAGAAAAAAGGGGCAGCTTGAAGTTGAAAAGCAAAGACTTGTTAATGATGAAAGTTTTGGTTGTTTTTCAAGTACTATAAATTGTAATCATTTTACAGATACAAGTGTAAAACCTCATTTTAACAATGGAACGTATGTTTTTATAGATACAAACACACATTTCTTACCAGAATCATTTATATATGAAACAAAAGTAATTCCAACAAATAACAGCATAGAATATAGTATAGAAATTTATGAAGAAAATTCTGGTAATGTTGTGTCAAAAATAGAATCTGTTACAGGCACAAATTCAATTTCAGTAGGTTATGGAAGTGGTGGAACTAATGTAGTTTTACCAAACACAGAATACAAGCTATCTACTAGAGTTAAATCAAATTCTTTTATAACTTTTGGACTTGAAATTGATATAACACACTCTGTTTACAATACATCTTTAAATAGTGGCACAGGTGGTTATGAAACATACACAGCAAACTTTCAAAGTAACTCAGCAACTATATCATTAAGTGCCACAGTTTTTATTACAGACCATGTTCCAGATATTAAAGTAATTGATTTTTTAAAAGCTATTTTTAGAATACATAATTTAACAGCTTTTTTAAATTTTAAAGGAGAAATTGTTTTACAAAAATTAGATGATTTTTATGCTGGTGGTGATACATTTGACATAACTCCATTTGTAAAAACAGATGAACATTCTATAGGAACAATAGTTCCATTAAGTGAAGTTGATTTTGAATATGCAGAACCTAAAAGCATTTTAGCGCAGCAGTTTTTTAATACTAATAATCAAAAATACGGTGAATTAAACTATGTATCAGATTCATCTAAAAGTAACATATATAAAATCAAAATACCTTTTGAACATATGCTATTTGAAAGGCTGCAAGGAAAAACAAATGGTGTACTAAGTACAGTTCAAGTAGGTAGTTTTTTAAATGAAGAACTTGAGCCAAGTATAGGTGAGCCACTTTTATTTTATGGTATATACCAACAGAACCAAGACAATATTAATTTTTGTGAAAACACAAGGCCAGCTACTTATGGTGCTTTAGCAGATACTTCAGGCAGTAACTCTATTATAAATGATTACTGGATACCAAGTGTGTGTAGTTCTTTAGGCACAAGTTCTACAGCACCTACATTTAATTTAAATTTTGGTAGTGAAATAAACACTTATACACTAACAGATTATGGTGGTAATAATAACAGCTTATTTCAAAAATACTATAACAACTATATCACAAGAGTATTTAACAAAAGAACAAGGATATTTAATTTTAAGGCAATACTGCCATTAAAAGTTTTATTGAATCTAACATTGGATGATTTGATTGTAGTAGGCACTAGAGCTTACACCATCAATAAAATGACTACTAAACTACAGTCAGGTGAAACCAGTTTTGAATTATTAAACGAACCGTCATAATGAAAACAATATTAGAAGCATTAGAATTTTGTAAAGAGAATAAACTATATGATGAACATATTAGAATTGCATTAGGACTAAATAAAGCACCTGAATCATTTAGAGAAGTATTGAACTATTTAAGATTGAGAAAATGATACAAAAGATATTTGAGATAATTACTAAAACAGATAAAGCAGAAAAAGATTTAAAAAATGTTTCTGATGGTGTAGAAAAAGTTAATGATGGTTTAGAAACCACAAATAAAGAAACTAAAAAATTAAGCTTATTAGGCAAAGGATTTGCAGCAGCGAAAAAAGGTGCTTCTGGTTTTGGAGCTGGTTTAAAAACTATAGCTAGTGGTGCTGGTATATTTACTGTAATAGCGTTGGGATTAGATAAGTTAAAAGAATTATTTCAATCTAACCAAAGAGTAGTTGATACTTTTAATATTGCATTTGAAGCTTTATCTATAGCTTTTAATGACTTCTTTAATTTTATTTCTAAAAATGTAGGTGCAGTATCTGAGTTTTTTAAATCTATTTTTGATGATCCTCTTGGTTCTATTAAGTCATTAGGTATAGCAATAAAAAATAATATTATAGAAAGAGTTAAATCAGCTCTTGAAGTTTTTGGTTTATTAGGTTCAGCAATAAAAAAAGTTTTTTCAGGTGATTTTGATGGAGCAATACAAGATGCTAAATCTGCTGGAAGTGAATTTGTAGATGTTTTAACTGGGGTTGATGATACAGTAGGAAAAGTTACTGAAGTAGTTAATGAAGCTATACCATCTATTACAGAATATGCTAAGTCTACAATAGCAACTGCAAAAGCTAATATAGACCTTAAAAACTCTGCTGAACTTGCTTCTGTAGCAAATCAAGGACTTATAGAAGAATTTGACAGGCAAGCAGAAGCTCAAAGACAAATTAGGGATGATGTAAGACTTGATATTGAAACCAGAAAAAAAGCTAATGATGAATTACTGCAAATATTAGAAAAACAAAAGACAGCAATGCTTGAAAATGCTGACATAGCAGTTAGAGCAGCACAGGCAGAACTTGCAAAAGATAAAGATAATATTGAAGCTAAAAAAGCTTTAATGGAAGCAGAAAATGAAAGAAAAGCAGTCATAGCAACTACTACAGGTTTTATAAGTGAACAAAAAACAAATGAAGCAGCATTAGAGCAAGAGTTGAAAGAATTAGTCAATAGTAGGTTAGAATCTGAAAACAAAATTGCAATAGAAAGAAAAAGAATTAATGCAGAACAAACTGAAGATAATATTCAAAGACTTGAAAAACTAAAAGAAATAGATGCTCAAGAAAGAGAAATAGAGTTACAAAGGTTACAGTCTGTTATTGATGCAGCTAATGCTGGTACACAAGCTAAAGTAGATGCAGAGATAGCTTTTAACGAAGCTAAATTAGAATTTGATAGACAGGCACTAGAAAGAGATAAAGAGATTGGAGAAGCTAGAGTAGAAGCAACAAAAAAAAACAATGAGGATATATTAGCAAGTGAAAAAGCACTGACAGATGCTAGAATAAACTTAGAACAAGCACTAGTTAATGCTACATCTTCAGCTTTAAGTGCTGTAGCACAATTAGCTGGTGAAGGTACTAAAATATCAAAGGTAGCAGCTATAGCTGATATTATAATTGGAACAGGTGTAGGATTTGTTCAGGGTTTAGATATAGCTCAAAAATCAGCAAAAGGAACTGGCCCAATGGCTGCAATAGCTTTTCCAATGTTTTTTGCAACTCAGATAGCAGCAGTATTAAGTGCAGCAGCACAAGCTAGAAACATTGTCAATAAAGCCAAAGGGCCATCAGCACCAACAATATCTGCTCCAAGTATAAGTGGTGGAGCAACAACTTCACCAACTCAAGCACCAAGTTTTAATGTAGTAGGGCAATCTGGATTTAATCAAATTGCTGGTGCATTAGGACAACAAGAACCAGTACAAGCATTTGTAGTAGCTGGTGATGTTACTACAGCCCAAGAACTACAAAACAATACAATACAACAAGCAACTTTTTAAATTAAAAAACATGGATATAGTAGAATTAATTTTAGACGAAGAAAACGAAGAAATGGTAGGTATTGAAGCCGTTTCTATAGTTTCACAGCCAGCAATAGAAGAATCATTTGTGGCACTATCAAGTGATGAAATCAAACTGGCTAAAGTAGATGAAGAAAAACGCATAGTAATGGGTGCTGCCTTAGTACCTAACAAAATGATATTTAGAAAACGTAATGATACTATGTTCTATGTGTATTTCTCTAAAGAAACTATTAGAAGAGCAAGTGAATTGTTTTTTCAAAATGGAAATCAAAGCAATGCTACTTTAGAACATGAAATGAAAGCTAATAATTTAACAGTTGTAGAAAGTTGGATTGTAGAAGATAAAGAAAAAGATAAATCAGCTATTTATAATTTGGATTTACCTGTAGGTAGTTGGGTCATTTCTATGAAGATAGAAGATGATGAGTTATGGCAACAAATTAAAGAAGGTAAAAAATACACAGGTTTCTCAATTGAAGGTTTTTTTAGTGATCGTGCTAAAGTTCAAAAAGATACTACAGAACAAGAAATGACTGCAATATTAGAAAGTGAAGCAGAGTACATGCTTAACAATATTAAAGCTATAATTAAGTCAGATGCTAGAACTAAGTCAGGTAAAAAAATAGTTTTAGAATCCTACTCAGATTATCCACAGGCGGTTAGCAATAATGCTAAAAGAGGTATAGAACTTAATAAAAAAGTAAATAATAAATGTGCTACAGATGTAGGTAAAATTAGAGCGCAACAACTAGCACAGAAAAAACCTATATCAAAAGAAACCATTAAAAGAATGTACTCTTATTTAAGTAGAGCTCAAGAGTATTATGATGAAGGAGATAATGAAGCTTGTGGAACTATCTCTTATTTATTGTGGGGTGGAAAATCTGGATTAAGATGGAGTGAAAGCAAACTTAAAGAATTAGGTGAGATTAATTTAGCTTCTATGGTAGTAGATGACAACTTTGCAATTATTGATGACAGACTTGCATATAGCACACAAGAGAAAGCTGAAGAAATGGCTAAAAACATAGGCTGTGATGGAATACATCAACATCAATACATAGACAAAGATGGTGATGAAAAAACATGGTTCATGCCATGTGAAAAGCACGTAATGAAAAAATACAAATGTCCAAAGGGATATAAGAAAGACTATCAGAAACATAAATGTGTAAAGAAAAAAGATAGTTATGCTGAAATAGGAGAAAGAGGTGGCATAAGAAAATCACCTAAAGCACCAGCTTCAGGAACACCAAATCCAAATCC